TGCTGACGCGCACCCCACCTTCGGCGGTCAGAACTTCGGCGGCGATGCCCGTGGAACGGTGGCCCCGTGCGGTGGCGATGGTGCGGCGGGCGGACGTTGGGATGCGGGCGTAGTAGTGGCTCATGGCGATGGCTCCAGTTAGGGGTGCGGTTAGCGGGTGCGGGTGGACGGGGTGGCGGTGACGCGCTCGACCCGTGCGCCAGTTAGACCGGACGCAACGCGGGCGGCGGCGCGGTGGGACTTGAACCGGAACGCATGGGCGCGGGGGCCGTGTTCCGGGCCGGACTTGCGCGGGCAGGTGCCGTCGCGGTAGACGGTGCCGTCCGAATAGCGCAGGGCGTACCCGGGCGGGGCGACAACCGAATCCCCGGCGGGGAGGGTGACGATGTAGGCGGACGGTGGCGGGCAGAATCGAATCATGGCAGTCTCCGGTAGGGGGTGAAGCGGCACGGTGCCGCAGATTGATGATACCCTACACTTCGGCGCAAGGGAAGGGGTTGCAAGAGACTAAATCGACGGATTTCCGCAAATTGCGCGTTTCCAGTTGGGAAAGTGTGCGGAGTGAGTGATGCGCCAACGGAGTACGGGACCAAATTGGGGGACTTGCAGCGGCGTTTCCTGCAAGAATGGGTGCGCATCGGATTCGTTGCAGCGTGCGATGCGGTGGGCATTTGCAGGGAAACGCCCGCCAAGTGGACGGAAGCCGATCCCGCGTTCGCATCGGAGCGTGAGCGGGTCGAGCAGGCCATCGCGGACGGGCATGAGGCGACGCTTGACCGCATCGCCGCCGGGATAGAACCGGGGAGCGCGGTGCAGTTGAAGGCGATTGAACTTCGGCTACGCGCCTTGCGGCCGCACCGCTACCGCGATTCGGCGCAGCGGGTGGAGTTGACCGGGGCTAACGGGGGCGCGGTGCGGGTCGAGGACGGGAACGCCTCCCGTGCGTTGGAGTTCCTTGCTCGCTACGCGGCTACAAGGCGCGTAGACGCGTCCGCCGCTTCCGGTGCGCTTCCACCCCCACCCGACGACGCGGACGCTTCTGTGGGAATCGTAGAGGCTCCGGCGTGAGGCGGAACCTACCCGGCATGGATGAGGCATGGCGGCAGGTCCGCGCCGCCGCGCTCAAGGCGGGCGGCGAGACATGGCGGGCGTGGATCGACGCGCACCCCGGCGGGGTGCCGACACTCGCGGAGATAGGCGCGTCGGTCATGCGCAAGCGCGAGGCGATGGACGCGAGGCGGGCAGCGCACAAGGCGCGCAAGGCAGCAGCCAAGCCGCCCCGCCCCGGTGGGGGGGTGGCAGGGGGACGCCGGGGTAGGGGGGGTGGGGTTCCGCAGTCCGGATCCCCCGGCCCTGCCGCGGCGTCGGAGTCCCACTCCGCTCTGCCTAACCCCTCCGCTCTGCCTAGCCCCTCCGATGCAGACGCATCGCAAGCACGGCCCTTCCTGCCGCCCGCCAAGCGCCCTCCTCCGAGTGGACCCGATAACCCGATTCTTGCGACTGGATTGAAGTATGTGCCTAAATCCAAGTCTGACAAGCCCTTGAAGAAAAAGCGTATGCTTGGAGCATGCGACAAGCATGCGTCAAGCAATGCGTCAAGCAATCAGCAAGCAATGCTTGTTGAATGCCCTCTACAACCACAACCACAACTACCCCCCCTACCCCCCCGAAGCGGGGGTGGGGGAGGGGAGGGGTTTGGAAATGGATCCCCCGGCACTTCCCTTGGTACGGATCCCCTTGGGGTCCCATCGTGGCCGACGGAGTTGGGTGCGCTGATGGAGTTGCGGGAGTTCATCCTGACGGCTGCGAGCGTTCAGGAGCGTTCGGACTTGGAGGCGTTGTTCCGGGAGGATCCTGCTGCGTGGCTGGCGTTGACGGCGTGGACCTACCGGGTGAAGGAGACTGGTCCTGACGGCAGGGAGCGTCCTGCGGCCGTCCGTGACGTTCCGTTCGTTCCGTGGCCCGTGCAGGTGTCCTCGATCCGCCGGATCGCTGCCTGCGTGCGTGACGGGCGTGACGTGGTGATCCGCAAGAGCCGTGACATGGGTGCGTCGTGGCTGGTGGTGGGGCTGGCTGCGTGGGGGTGGTTGTTTCACGGGTGGCAGAGTTTGCTCGTCAGCCGCGTGGAGGACAATGTCGACCGGACGGGTGACCCTGACTCGTTGTTCTGGAAGGTCGATTACATCCTTGCGAGCCAGCCGTCGTGGCTGTTGCCCTGTCCGGTGGACCAGATGCGCAAGGGCGGTTCCTTCCGGCAGCACATGGTCCTTCGGCATCCGACCAGCGGTGCCACGATCGCGGGACAGGCGAGCGGTGCGCATATCGGGCGCGGCGGTCGTCGGACGTTCGTGCTGTTCGACGAGTTCGCGGCGCTGGAGGACGACGAGGCTGCGTGGCGGTCGGCTTCGGACACCACATCCTGCCGCATCGCGCTGTCGACCCCGATCGGTTACGGGACGCGGTACGACAAGTTGGTGCAGGAGGCGCGTGGCACGGGGAACCCCGAACTGGTCGAGATGCTGTACTGGCACCACCCCGAGAAGGCCAAGGGCGCGGAGACGAAGGTGGACTTCGACGGCACCGTAACGGGCGTCACCGGGGGAACTTACGTCTGGACGCCTTGGCTCGGGGACCAGTTGCGCAAGCGCGACAAGGTCGACTTGGCGCAGAACGTGTTCGCGGAGGCGATGGGTGCGGGTGCCGCGTTCTTCCCGAGCGTGGCGGTGACGGCCCACAGGCGGGAGTTCGGCAGGGAGCCGCGTCGGGCGAACTGGGTGAGCGGTCGGTGGGTGGACAGCCCGACCGGGCGGTGGCGTCTGTGGGGCGACCCGGAGGTGTCCTCGTACTCGGTGGGGATCGACCCCGCCTACGGGACGGGAAACCACGCCAGCGCGGTGGCGGTGCTGGACGCCTCGACCCGCAGGATGGTCGCCATGATGGTCGATGCCAACATCACGCCCGCGGACCTTGCCGCGGAGGTGGCTGACGTGTGCCGCGGCTGCTTCCGCGAGGCGGTGGTGGCGTGGGAGGTGAACGGCCCCGGCCAGAGCCTCCAGCGCGACTTCGAGGCGCAGCGGTTCCACCGCGTCTGGAAGCCCCGCAGGGAGGGGAAGTCGACCCACGGGATCGTCGACAGGATCGGGTGGGTGTCGAGCGAGCAGTCCAAGCGCCTCCTCCTCGGGAACCTCTCGCGTGCGGTGCAGCAGGGGGAGGTCGTCGTCCCCTGCACGGGAACCCTCGACGAGATGCTCGCCTACGTCCTCGACGGCAACGGCCGCGTCATCCCCGGCCGCCTGCGCGATGAGTCCACGGGCGCGAGGGAGAACCACGGCGACCGCGTCATCGCCCTCGCCTTGGCATGGCTCGCCGCCGACGACGCACCCGTTCCCGGTCAGGAGGACGAGGTGTACGCTGATGGCTCGGCTGGTGATCTCCTCAAGCACTGGGAGGTATTCCGATGATCGCGAACGCGGACAGGGTCAGGGATTGGGTCGACGAGCAGGGCATCACGACGCTGTTCGCGGACGGGCTCGACGACGCGGTGATCGGAATAACGCGGGATTTGTCCTCCGGTGCCTACCGGGTCGTCTATGACACCCATCGCGTGGTCAACGTGCTGATGAACGAACACGGCATGGACTACGACGAGGCCGTGGAGCATCTGGAATGCAACATCGTGTCCGCGTACGTCGGGAACTCGACCCCCGTGTGGTCGTTCCTCCCGATCGCGGACGAGGACGAGTGATGGCGAGGAAGCGCGGACCAAATCTCTCCGTCGGCAGGGGCGAGAAACTCCCCGTGTCGAAGGGCGCGGGGCTGACGGCCAAGGGCCGCGCCCGCTACAACCGCGCCACGGGCAGCAAGTTGCAGGCCCCGACCAAGGACAAGGACAACCCGCGCCACAAGTCCTTCTGCGCCCGCAGCCGTTCGTGGAAGGGCGAGCGAGGCAAGGCGGCACGGGCAAGGTGGGGGTGCTGACATGGCGAGGAACTCGCTGGTCGGGAACATCAACAGGCGCAAAAGGCTTGGGATCTCGCGCCCCAAGTCGAAGTCGACGGTCAGCGCGAAGTCATATGCCGCCATGAAGCGCGGCTGGAAGGGCAAGTGATGCCGAAGGTCGGAAAGAAGTCGTTCCCCTACACGAAGATGGGCAAGATGCAGGCCGCCTCCTACGCCAAGAAGTCCGGCAAGCCGATGAAAAAGGCGAAGAGGAAGTAATGCCGTTCAAGTCGAAGGCACAGCAGGGGTACATGTTCGCGCAGCACCCGCGGATGGCGAAGGAGATGGCTTCCAAGACGAAGTCCATGAAGAGCCTTCCAGCCCGCGCCAAGAAGAAGAAGGGTCGCAAGTGATCGAGAACATCGCGGTTCTGGTGTCAGCGTTCGTCCTCGGCGGGTTCGGGGGCATTGCCCTCTGCCGAAAGTTCGGCTGCCGCCTTCCCAAGCCAAAGGCCAAGGGGAAGAAGCGGTGAACTTCGTCAAGGTGCGCATGACGCATTTCCCGGTCGACGCGATCGACCAGATCGACGAGATCGGCGGGCGCGTGCGCGTCTCACTCTCGAACGGAATCAAGATCGACCTTGACCCGATCGAGGGTGAGAAGGTCCTGAAGCAGGTGTCCGCGTTCGGATCCCCGCCTGCTACCGTCCCGCAGCAGGACCATTCGACGGTCATCGCGCTCATGGCGCGGGTGGCCGCGCTTGAGGCGAGGGTCGCCTCCCTGTCCGACCGTGCGCCGAAGGCGAGGGCGAAGGCGAATGCTTGACTTCACGAACATCTCCGCCATCCGCGACGAGATCGACCGTGCGGAGTGGTTCCGCGACCAGCACTTCCAGACCCCGAAGGAACTGCGCGAGTGGTTCTGCGGGCAGGGCTACCGCGACGGGTACGGGGTGAACCATCCCGAGAACGCCGTCCACGCCTACGTCAGCATGGTGCTGCCGCGCATCATCCACGACAACCCCAAGGTGCGCGTGACGAGCGCGAGGCCGCATGTCCAGCGGACGGCCTGCGTCGCGATGAAGGCGGCGCTCAACAGGTGGTCGCGCATGGTTCGCCTGCGCGGCACGATCGAGCGCATCGCCACCGACATGCTGCTCGGATGGGGCGTCGCGCTCGTCGTCAACGAGCCGAAGGGCGCGGAGCGCAAGTGGGACTCCTCCGGCCCGTACCTCCCGCGCGCCTACCGAATCGACCCCGCGAGGTTCGTGATCGACCCCGCGGCGATGCACTGGGAGGAAGCCCGGTGGATGGGCCACGTCTGGGTCTGCGACAAGGAGGACCTCCTCCGCCGCGCGGAGTTCGACGAGACGTGGAACCGCGAGGAGATCGAGCGCCTCGCCACGAACAACGGCGTGGACGAGTTGCGCGACAATCGCGACGTTCCCGAGCGCCGCGAGGTGGCGATCTACGAGATCTGGGTCCCCGAACTGCACGAAGCGGCCGCGGAACTCCTCGACGAGGCGACCGACGATGCCCTGTACAACGGCACGATCTACACGGTCGCCAAGTACCAAGGCGGCTCCGGCGACTGCGTCTGCGAGTTCATCCGCAGGCCCCTGCCCTACTACGGCCCGCCTTCCGGCCCGTACACGGTCTTCGGTGCCTTCAGCGTCCCGAACGACCCGTACCCGCTGTCCCCGATCGTCGCCTGCCGCGACCAGATCCAGTACGCGAACGACCTCGCGACGAGCCAGCAGGAGAACCAGAAGCGGTACAAGCGCATCCTCGTCGGGGACGCCAAGAACCCGAAGTTCCTTCAGGACGTGGTGAACGCTCCCGATCTGTACGTCTTCGCGGAGGCGGGTCTCGACGCCCGCAGCCTCCAGCCCGTCGAGGTCGGCGGCAGCACGAACCAGC